CACATCACCGGCAGAGTAAATCCCTGCCAGATCCTTAGGGTCAATGCCTAGTCGATAATCGGTAGGGTCAGGAAAGATGACAGCATCCATGTCTAGCCCACAGGCCTGAGCTAATCGAGGTAGGTGGAATCCACTAATGATGCCCTTAGGGTCTGTGTGAATGTATAGATAAGCGTTAGGCACTTTCTTTCTAAAGACTGAAAATGCCATAAGCGCCTCAGCGAAAGCCTTGCGGTGGATGCTCTTGTTTGCTTTGTTGGCTGCGTTCATCACAACCAAGAAGTCATCTTCTGCCACACCTAAGAACTCTCTAGCGTTCTCCTTGCCAATCTTGTCGGTTGGCTTGAACTCGCTTACAGTGTCAATTGAGTGTGGGATGTAGGTGTTAGCAATCTCCAAATCATCGAGCTGTTCCTTGCCCCAGGGTGACATGGTTATCGGGGTGACATTCTCTTTGTCCAGCCACAGCTTGACCGCAGGTGGAATAGAGATGTGATCAAGGGGAACCCAAGACAAAATGCGAGGAAACTCATCGGCAGGCCACATTTGTGGTCTGAGAGTCCATACATCGCCCAGTGTGAGGATGTAATCCTTATCGAGTGTTTTCATTACCTGCATCTTGTGAGACACCGCTAGGGCATCCTGACTCATGCCGTCATAGCCTCTGGCAAAGTGCGGTATCTCGCCATACTTAGTCTTGTGGACAGAGTTGTTGCCCTCTAGTCCGTAGTTGGACTGATGGCCTGCGTTGACTCCATGCCGGACTAGGTAATCGAGTAAGTAGCCAATCTGCATTCCGTAGCCAGTTGGCTGAAATGGGCTGTTAGACCAAGTAGTGATTGTGAGGTTTAGCTTTTCATACTTTGACATCTAAATCCTTTCTACCCCCACAATAGCAAAAACCCCCAGCTTTTGGCTGAGGGCTTTGCGTGGTTTATTAGGAACTAAGCTGCGGTTCCCTTGTAAATCTTGAAGTGGCTCTGGTGGCTTAGGTCACCATCAACGCGAATCATGAAGCGGAATACTGACAAGTCGTTTGCGAACTTGTAGTCATCGCTGCGGTCAACGCGCAGACCACCTGCAAGGCGAACCTTGTAGCTAGGCAGGTATCCGAAACCGAAGCTTGCGGCTGCCGAACCAACTGCTGCCATGTTTGGGTTCTCAAATACTGGGAATCCAAGCAGGGTGTCAGGGGTAGCGGCTGCAAGGCTTGGCTGGAACACATAGTTGCCTGCTGTGTCGGTTAGCTTGCGAGCAGTCTTGATTGCCGATGGAGCCATGAGCCATCCGCTACCTGGGAGCCGGCGAACTGCGCCGTCTACCGAGTAGAGAACATCAATGACCTCATCTGCGGTGAAGCCACCCACAACAGTTCCATTGACGGCAGTGCCGGCAGCGGTAACGATTCCGTTTGGCTGTGAGCTTCCAGTTCCGGTGGTAAGAGCAGTGTTGACTGCTACACCGATTGAGTTACCGGCAGCGCGAGCGAGAACCTCAGAGATGTCCACGCCTCCGTCCTCGATCAGTTCGCGAGCGACTGGGACGAGGAAGGCATACTTGTAAGCGCCAAGAGTGATGGAGCTGAAGGTTGGCTCAGACTCGTCAATCTCTGCACCGGCAGCCTCAAGACCAGCAGTTCCATACGCGGTTAGCGTTGGGATCTTTAGGTCTTCTCCACTGTTGGTCTGGAATACCTCAGAGACATCGAGCATAGGGCCGACCTCGCGAGCAAGGTCAAAGACCCTGGACACGAAGGACTGTGGCACTAGGCCTGCGGAACCTGAAGGGGTCAGGGTTCCACGGGTCTCAAAGGTGTGGGAACGCAACTCGCCCATTGCGAGTGCGCGAACATAGTCGTTGTCAGACTTGTCAACCGATGCAACCTCAAAACCGCGAGCAGCTTCAGCGGCCTTAGCCTCGCGCTCCTCGGTCTTACGGACTGCCTCAATTGCAGCAGCACGCTCATCTAGCTCAGAGTTGATGCGATCAAACTTTTCCTGCTCTTCAGCAGATAGGTCGCGCTTCTCCTCTGCGGCGTGGTCAAGAAGGGCCTTTGCTTCTTCCCATGCCTTTAGACGAGCCTCTGCCTGTGCCTTCATAAAAGACTGTGACATTTGGCATTTCTCCTAAATTAGTTGTTTATGAACTCAGCCGCGCTAACGCAGAACTGAAACAGCCGGTGCTGACACTCAGGCCTAGTTACATTCTAGCAAAGGGAAACCCCTGAGGTAGAAAGGAACAAAGACCCTCAGGGGTGGACACTCGCCTCTGGCAACTGCGGTTAGGGGGTTACCGCTTTTCTGTTGGCTTGGTTATGCGAGTTTCCCTTTTGGCGGTGATAGGTTCTTCCGCCACTTGTTCGACCTCAGGAGCAACAGGGTCGAGATCTGGGTTGTATAGCTTCCAAATGGCATCTGCCCACTTGTCGCTGTAAGTGTAGATTGAGCCCACCGAAGGGTCACCTGCGATGTCAAGAATAGTCTTGCGGATTTGTGCTTTGGTAATCATTAGTTCCTCTTTAGTAGAAGTTCAAGTTGCTTGCGCTTGATGTCAAGCAGGTTGGTCTCTGGCTCTGGCTCAACCTCTGGCTCTGCTGGTGTAGGCGCTAGTGAGTCAACGACAGTCTTGACTAGCTCTGCCTCTTGCTCAGTTAGGTCAGCGCCCTCCTCTAGCTTGAGGACTGCATCTGCCAACTCATCGGCATCAACCTGAGCCCTAGCAGCAGCCTTGTCTAGCGAGCGAACCATTGCCTCCGTTTCACTGTAGGCAGGGAAGGCCACAATGCTTGCCTCAAAGAGTCTGACTGACTTGAGGGTGCGCTCTGTCATCTCTTGGTTCCAAGTGTCCTTCTGGACTGAGAAACCAAAGCTCATCTTTGACAAATCACCTCGCTTGAGAAGCTCTGCCATGTCGCGACCATCGGTTGTGTTAGGTAGGGATGCCTCAACGCGCAAACCGATTTCATCCTCGGTCAACCTCATTGTTCCAGCACGCGTGGAGGCAAGGACACGCCCTGAGTCATGGTTGACCAAGAGCAATACATTGTTGCGAGAGCGCAGGGAACGCCTGAATGCGCCAGGCTCAATCTGCTCTCTAAACCCACCCAAGTCCTCAGACCATGAGTTGAACTTAGCGGCATAACCGGCAAAGGTCATCCCATCGCCTTCTTCGCGGATCTCGAAGTCGGTCTCAAAATTGCGAGTTTCTTGCTTCATCATTCCTCGTTCTTTTTCAGCTTCTAGTCTAGCGACTACACCTTCCGCATAGCGTTGTGCGCGTTGTGCCGATCTCTTTGTTGTGCCACCGCCCCATAGGGCCATAGCGACAACACCGGCACTTGGGAAGTCATCTGAGTCAGGGTCAGCGGCAGGTGCATCTAGGTCTCCGATGTGTCGAGCTATCCAAGCGGCTATTCTCTTCCACTTGTCCTCTGACAGACTTTCTCCTGCTGCCATCTGCCTAGCTTCTGTGACAGTGCGTGGCACTAGCCCATCGCCTGACTTGCCTTCTTCGTGCCACTCAAGTCCTCTACGAGCGCTTGCTCTCATGTAAGCAGGTGCGGTTGTGTCAACCTGTCTGGACTCTTCTATCTGCCTCTCACCGCCAGGCTCAATGCCCTCAGCTATTGAGACAGCAACCATCTGGTCAATGGCTTCTTGCTTAGTTGCGTGGCAACCAATGACTTCGCCATCTTCTTTCTCAACGGCCCAGTCAGGGCAGTCTGGATTCTGGTCTGTAACAAAGTAAGGCAAACTACATCCTAAAGGTCAGGGTATGCAGGTTGGAGTCATCGGTGTCAGCTATCACCCACAGTTCGTCACCGGCAGGTAGGTCAAACTGCAAAGTCTCATCACTGTGAATGTGCAAGCCATTGCTTACAGTTACACCTGGGCCACCAACAAACATGTCCACATTGCTTGCGTGTTCTGCATTGTGAACTGAAATGCGTTGAGGTGAGCGATAGGACTCAATGACCTTGACCGCTACTGTGCCGACTGTGTGGTGCGCTGCAATGATTCCCATTAGTTCTCCTTATAGACCGCTTCAGGATCATCGGGGTTGACCTGTGCGACTGATTGCAACTGCACGCTCGGCAGACCGCTGTGAGCGATAGGTGGCAGTTCTAGGGCTGATAGCACCTCAGCAGGGTCATAGCCCACCTGAACAAGTTTCTGCGCCATAGCGACTCGCTTGTCGGTTGCTACTAGGTCAGCGGCATCTATGTTCACATTGGCAAGTGGCACTCTAAGAATGTCACCGCCGTCAATCTTTGATAGTCCCTCTGCCTGTCTTGCATCGTTGCTTGTAAGGATTCCGGCTTGAATACCCTGCGAGTAAGCACTGAAGCGTGATGGTGCATCACCGCGCTGTAGTGAGTTCATGTTGAACTCTAGGAAAGCGCCCTGTCCGTTTGGGTAGATCTGAAGCAGAGTTGAGAGTGTGTTCTCAATGATTGCGACATAAGGCCTCAGGGTGTGGGTGATGAACTCAATTTGCGTGGCCTCGACACTGCTATAGGTGTTAGTGCCAGGCAGGTTCATCATGTGGCTTGGGATGTTCCAAATGCGGCACAAGTCCTCAATAAACATCCTGCGTGAGTCGAGGAGCTGTGACTTCTCTGGGTCAGCGCCAATGTCTTTGATGTCTGCGCCTGAGTGCAGAACCATAGTCTTGTGTGACCTGCGCCATCCACCATGACGAGAGTCAACTGCATCTGCCATTTCTTTTGCCTGCTCCGGTGTCAGGGCTCCAGGTGTAACGATGGCATAAGAGCCAGTTGTTCCCTGACCAAAGAAGCGCTGTGCATAAGCATCAAGAGCAAGACCCAGCCCAAAGGCATCCTTCATCTCTTCAATGCGTGACACGCCTCGGATTTGTCCAGGTCGCATGACCGACTCAACGATGTGTAGCACCTGCTCTGAGGTGAACTTCTTTTCGTCATCGCCGTAAGTAAAGATGACCCTGCCGCGAGAGTTACGCTCAACCTTTACCTTTGTAGGGTTTAGCACCATAAGGTTCACCGGCAGACCATCGGTGTCGCGGTCAATCTTGATGAAGGCATTGCCATCAAGCATGAGCGAGGCAATGATTGAGCTGATGAAAGGTGTGCGATCAACGAAGGACACATCAGGTCGGTTCACCCAATCGGGCTTAGGTCGCATCAAGAGCTTCTGTCCGTTGCGCCTTATCCATGCATCCATCGGCAGAGTTGAGATAGTGCCAGCGATAAGCGAGACAGCAGCAGAGACACCTGCCAGCTTGTAAGCGTTGGACTGGTTGACGAATGTGCCTGAGTTGTTCTGCAACTCAAAGTCAAGACCTGCGCCCCAAAGCGAGTTAGGGGTTACAGCTCTGCGCTCAAAAAGATTACCTAGCATTGCGCCTCTCAAGGGCTAAACCGAACAAGACTGAGAAAACACCTGCTACCACGATGCCGGCAGGGACAAAGATGACACCTATTCCTGTGCTGATAAGTGTTGCACCTAAGACCTGCAAAGCTATTACTGATTTAGAAAACATAGACACCTGGCTGTAGTTGTTCTTTATCTATTCTACTTGTGGTTGCCCTATCAAAGGCAATGACCGCTGCCACAGCAGCATCTATGCGCCTCGACGAGGCTCTGTTCTCTTTCACTATCCTGACTCCTAGATTGTCGCTCTTTACTACTGCGTTGGATAAATGTCTTGCCAACAGTGGGTCTCCATCGTGCGTGAGTCGGTTCTCGACCACAGCATCGAAGAACTTTGCACACGCAGGAACCATGCGCCTTGCGTTGGTTGATGGATACTCAACTATTGGATAGCCCTCCTCTGCCAAGACCTGCATTGATCTCTGCCAGCGGTAGGGGTCGCAGACAATCTCCTTGACATTGGGATTGTCCTTGACGAACTCTCTTAGCTTGTTCTCTACATCCAAGATGTCAACTCGCCAAGTGTCATCGTGAATGTTTGGGTCTTTCTCCCATGCGTGAATCATAAACACCTGTGGTTCAGGCTCAATGGTTGCTCCGACCAAAACAGTCGAGTCACCAGAAAACGAGCCGTCAAAGCCGATGATGTAGTCCTTGCCCTCTAAGTCCACCTGACCGCTACAACTGTCCCATGAGCCAGTAGGTAGCCAGCTAGTAGCACTTGAGACCCATTGGTTGCAGCGCTTGGTTCTGAACTCTGGTTCAGGTGTGCGCCTAACTGCGGATTCAAAGTCACCTGCATCACAGATGTCTCCAAACCCAGGATTGGCAATCTTCCATGCCTCAGGGTCGCGGTGATCCATCTCAATCGGTGCTTCCCAAGCAGCCATGAAGAAGCTAGGGTCATCAACCTCGCCTCTAGCTATCCTGTGCCCATACTGATAGAGCGAATAACAGATTGAATCCT